ACATTCGTTTCACTCATATTTTTCTCCTTCCATATAAAAAGAGGACGATTACTCGCCCTCCGAATCCTTTTTAGGTTCTGTATATGTAAGTGCCTGTCTGCTGTCTCCGACTCCTGCCGTAGTGTGATCTGTCACAATACCCAGGATGGCCAGCACGGCAAATATGGCATTTACCACCGCAAGCAGCTTGCTTCCCAGATCTCCCAAATCAAGCATATACCCAAACACCGCAGCTACCACCTGTACCAGTAGTAGCAGTGCCGGAATGAGCGCCACCCAAAAAGCCTTGTTCTTAATTCTTACCGTCCAGTTGATTTTGTTCATGTTTTCATCTCCTATTTTAAATTTGCCAATAAATAAATCGCCCCACCCGCGGCTGCCGCCCCGATCGCTCCGAGGAATGCATTGAATAAGGCCTTCCCGCTGTCTTTCCATTTCCTCGCCGGTTCCTGCTCCATACATTCCACCTTGTCCTTGATCTCCTCGACATTCTTGTTCGTATGCTTCATTTCTGAAGCCATTTCGACAAGAGTCTCAGACATGGTATGTATCTCCTCTACAATAGGTTCCAGTTTGTCCAGGCGGTGCGTGTTACTCTTGGAGCGTTCTTCTACTCTTGTAAGTCTGTTCTCGTGTTCTAAGTCCATAGTTCGTACCTCCCGCTATGTTCTCCATAAAAATAAGACCCCAAGGGTCTTGCTCTGATTCTCATATACTTCTCCTTAATTAATTTGTTTGCCGTTTACATATAGGTTTCCGACTATGTACATATCTCCATTTTGGCGTGTAGTGCCAGTCACCATAAAATTGCCTCTTACCTCTACATTGATCGTATCAAGATAAGCATTGGTACCTAATATAATTTCGCCGACATTCTTACTATAATCCCACGTACTTTTTAATACGCTGAAGTTACTTGTAGCACCATTTCTATAATGCTCTATGCTTAAATTAACATGTTTAGCCACTATAGCTAGCCCCAAGTAACCCGTGCCCGAGACAACACCTGATTGATATATCTTTGCATACCACTCTTTTACGCCGCTGTACTCAGAATACATCGTCATTCTCCCGCTGTTAAAATCTACCTGAAAGTTTTCTGAACCAATAGTAGCGTACTTGAATTCACAGTTTTCCGCATATATCCCACTATTATCCCATCTGCCTATTTGTGCCCCTGATGCGTTTAGTATACTAATTCGGTCATCCTGAATACCGCCTACGGTAACAGAACCTAAGAACTTTCCATTTTTGGCCTCCATGCTGCCATCAGCGAGAATTTTGAAGTTCTGGTTTGCGGTTACAACGCCATTTAGGTTGATCTTATTTGCATCGATACTTACTGCTTCTGCAGACTGATTTATTGTAGAGATCAAGCTGTCTTTACTTACTTTTAGCCGTATCTCCTGTGAATTAAGTTCTATGGATGCCCTGGCCTGGGTTATTGCACTGAGGACACCATTAATGTCTTTGTATTCTGAGGATGATACTGCCAAATTTATTGAGTTCAAATCCATTTCGACAGCCGATAATTTACTGTACATTGTCCGATCGCCGTTCTTAAGTTCTTCTATTTCAGATGCTGATACAAGAAGAGCGATATTTCCCTGGACCATATTAATAGCGGTCTCCTGAGCCGTGAACTTTCGGGAAATGGCATATCTATCATAGACCGTTGCACGGGATGCCAAAATTAAGGACATCGTATCACCTTCTTTCTTTTATGTCTTTATTTGCACCTCTATCTGATTCTCCATAAATTCACTAAATAGCAATTTGAACGCAGCTGCTTTTAATCTGATTAACTCGACCTATTATCCTGTGACTAATGTCATTGTAAGCGGGAGGATTATGCAACTGCATTGTGCCGGGCTCCTATATAAAGATGTGCCAGCCGATGCAGAATTAGTAATTGGCACGTTACCGGAAACATATCGGCCGCCTTATAAAATAATAAAATATGGACTTTGTTCCGCGTCCACGAATCGACTATTGAGATTATCAATTGATGTAGACGGCAAAGTAACCTACGCACTCACAGCAGACACCGCAAAAGGCGTAGGGGTCAATATCAATGAGACCTTTTTGGCAAAAACCAAATAATTATTTCATAATGTAGCATTCGGAGACGTTGATCCCCGATGTCGATGTAAGATCCCCACCAAACGGCGTTATACTTGTCTCGGCATCCACACTGGACATCTGGAATACAAACCCAGCGGTCGGATTTATGTTAATCCTTCGGTATACCCCGTACATAGGCGTGTTCGTTGTTGGCCGGAAAAGAGTATATTCCTGACCTTGCTTCATCGTGTTTTTAGGGTATCCCGCGATTCTAACCCATACGAATTTTCCAAATGTTGTCACTTGCATATTGACATAAGCCCCTTCGATTGTTCGGGTTTTTGGTTCGTTCAAATTGCTATTTAGTGTAGCAACTGATGTAACTACTTCGTTGATCGCAACAACCAGATTTGTTTTCTCGGCTGTGGTTAATGCGTCCAGACTCCCGATCAACGTTAATGCAGACGTAATTGATTCTAATAAAGCCTTCCCCTGCGGCGCCGCCAATACTTTCGTCGTGTCTGTCGTAGTTAGATTATTGGCAATTCCAGACGATGTGAGTTTGCCAGCAATTAAATTAGCCAGCGCATCCTCTAGGTCTGATTGTGCTACCTTGCTTTTGGTTGCAAGATACCCCAACCCTAGCTTTGTCTTTATCCGATTAAAAATATTCAAAAAAGATATTTTCTTGGTTGATGCAGCATCCTGCAGCAGAAAAATATCTATATCATCCGGATTTGTTTTTTCAGTATACTCATTAAATTTTGGCATGTTCTCCTCCTACTGTTTTAAGCTGTCAAACCAATAATATTATTTCCACTCATATCCAGTATGTTGTTTCCGTTGTGATCAAGTATTGGTAATTCGTCCCATATAAGGAATGTACACTCAAAATCCGCGGCCATTGTTACATCACTTCCCGACAGGGTTAGTGAATACCCTGTGATTTGCTTTCCATTCCATTCTCTGTCGCCCGAATCATCTTCTGATAATCTGGTCCATACGAAATGATCTGGCCCGAATGTATTCGTAACCTCGGTGTTGCTTGCGTATAGTCTGGCATGTATCGTTGCCGTCTCACCGTCACCCGTATGACCGCCCTCTACATAGGTCTGCAAGATATATCCACCACCCGAAGCAGATATGCTGTCAATCTCCTCCTGCATGCTATCAAACTTTGCCGATATCGTCTGGCTAGTTCCATCAATAACAACTTTACTACCTAATATCTGAACATTGCTGCCGTTGATATTTTGCGTCAGAGTCTGAACATCAACTTTGTTACCATTGATATTTGCATCATCAGCCACCATGCTGTCCTTAATTATCGGTGCCTTAATGCCTGCGGCAGATACGCCGTTCAAAGCGTCAAACATCGTATTTCCCGCAGCATCCACGATATAGTAATTAAATGCTCCATCGGACCCAAGTCCCGCCTGCATCCTTATCCTTCCATCCTTGTCCATCCACTGCTGAGTAGACCCGAATATCTTCATGCCGCCAGCTTCATCTGACCAAATTTGAAATTTGTTAGTATAGATGGTGCCCGCCAGCAGATCATTCACTGTCACGGACTGCATTACCGCGCTTTTTATCAGTGCGCTCTCGATGACCGCGTTCTGGGAGGTTAGATGTATATTTGTCAGATCACCAACTCCGGCATTCCCCGATAGCAAGTTTTCAATGTTTCCAAGATTGATATTTGCAGTATTTATCTTTGCATTTATTGCAACTAAATCTTCAGTCTTTAGCTTTGTAATAATAGCATTTGTGGCTTCCAAGTCCGTTATCTTTGCATAGGTGATGTTGGCCACATTGACATCCAACTTATTAACGATTGCATGATCTACCAAGGCAAGTTGTACAGCATAACGCTCTATTGCCTGCGTAACAGGGCCCTTAAATCCTTGTTGCTCTTCCGTTTCAGATTCCCCGGGGGCTTCCACACTGGTGGTCATCCCGCCATCAAAATCTTGTGTCATGCTCATGACCGGAACAGAATAGATGTGGCCATCCCGATCCGACACCTTAATGATGTCCCACGGATCTATCCGAGGATCTCCCAGAAACCGAAGGCTTCCAGGCATGTAGCTGAACCCTTTCAGAGCCGCCGCCACACTGTTTAAGATACTCTGGGTCATTAACGGGTTGGATATTGTAAGTTCTCGGTTTCCACTGCCAGCGGTTATAGAAATACTTTCTCCGTTTTCGTCCTTGCCTGTGTAACAGGTAATCTTTTGAAACGTATACGGAAAGTCATTATGTTTAAAAGTGTCCCAGTATCTTGCAGGAGCGATACTTATGTTAGATACTGCATATTTCTTTATTTCAATCTGGCCTTGCCGGTTACATATTGCAAATCCAGCATACATCTGTGATATGTAGGATAGGACTTCTCTGCAAGTGTATCCATCGGGCCTCTTAATCGTTATTGTAGACAGGCCTGTAGTTACTATGGGGATGTTAAGAAAGGTAGACATTTCTTTCAGTACGGCTACAGTTGTTGTGGATGCAGGCAGGGAAGAAAAGTACGCCCTTTCTGTTTTCATCATGCGGTCAAACGCCGTGAATTTTACCATATCCTCATCGGCTTCTGGTTTATTTGCCGTAAAGAATCCCATCGAAATATATTCCTCTACCGTATCTGAGATATTTGCTCCTATACGCCATTCAAGTTCTTCATTTTCGATGAGGATCGTCTGTTTACTCATTTCTACTTCTATGTACTGACTGATGCAACTGCCAATAATAAAAGAGGTTCCACTATTGGAACCCCCTTTTAATGTAATACTTTTAATGCCTGATTCAATTTCATTTTCGCCGAGAATTAATTTGCTTCTAAACGTCCGGGAATCTTTCTGTACCAATTCCGTAAACGCCGCTGAGGATTGATACATTATCTCACCCCCGATACTACTCCATCATCAGATCCAATAATGTGATATCCTGAACTGACAACGCGTCAAACTGTTCCAAATCGCACTTCTCAATCTCATCAAACGTAACCGTATGAAGCTGTATCTCATTTTCTATTGCCAACAGTTCATTCATTTCCCGCTCATATGCCACAATATCCGCAATGATATATGATCCATCATCTACTCTGAATTTTCCGGAGTCATCCTTCTCAGCATATTTTCCAAGTATCTTCTGTCTTTCCTCCTCATAGGATGTCGCTATCGGTTCCATGATCTTAATGTTACGTGAAATCGCATACCCCAGTTTAATTGGAAGTTTTTTTTCTTTAAGATTCATTATCCCATTTATGAAATTGACTATTTGACTGTTTTTGATTTTCATTACTGCGCTACCTCCGTATGGATGGAATCTTCTATCTCATAGACCATCTGATCAAATGCAGCCATATCCTGCCTGCACTCAGTTTTGTTTGTCTCATATAATGCTTTGTCCTGTATGCTACTGGAATGGCTGGTTGTGCCTCCATCCGTAGATACATTTGCCTGCATATAGACCACAGGCTTATCATTAATCATGCTATTTCCTGACAGGTTAATAGTTTTGCTTGTCTTTAACATTTTTTCCTCCTATTTTTGAATTATATCGACACTAACGCTCCGATACCAAAATATCCCATCTCCCAGTTGTCCTAACTGCTCTTTTGATAACGTACCGCGATAGCTTGTGATTGTAATGTCCGTACCATTGTCATGGAATGTAAATGGGAAAAAACCTGCCACTAAATAATTCTTTATGGTGACAAGCTCACTCTCTTGTAAAAATTCCCACTTTATTTTCACAGATTTTTTCTCCGCTATTATATCCCCTATCATCTCTGCGTTGGCAGCTCTTCCTGTATTCTTCGACCAGATAATCTGATCTTCCACGGAAATGGACACTGGAGCCGGAAGGTCAACACCAGCCCTACAAATTATCAATATCTTCCCCTCCTTTACGTTAACAACTCACATTTTCCTGTCGCTTGTGTATTTTTGTTTGTTGTTTTTATAAAGTACTTTCTCAAAGATTCCTCATCTATCTTCACAATGTCAAGCGTCTGCAGTAGCAATATGATTTTTTCCAATAGTTGGATTACTTCCGCTGACATCCCTTCATTTCCGGTATTTTGCTGGTTTCGCATTTCATCACTGATACGCTTAATCCATTCCCGGTTATGTTCTAACGGCACCACTGCCTCTTTCCCGTCTTCTCCCATCATTGCAAGGGTCGGATGATCAATCACGCCGCCTTTTGCGAGATACGGTATTTTACCTGGTGACCAGGTGGGGAGGTTGAATCCGATAGATTTACCGCCAATACCTGGGACCCAACTGGGTATTGTAACTTTTAATTTGTTCAGCATTTTCGCAACCGCGTTTACTGCTGTTGCAACCCCGCCTATAAGTCCATTTAGTATGGCGATAATTCCATTAATCGGACTTTTTACTATACCAGATAGACCGTCAAACACGCCCTTAAAAATGTTTTTTATTCCCTCCCAAGCACGCTTCCAGTCCCCCGTAAATACACCTGCCACAAAGTCTATTATTCCTTTAAAAATCAGCTTGATTGAGTTCCATATATCTGAGATACTTTTAAAGAACGCATTGAATACTTTACCAATCACTCCAAAATTTTTTGTCCAATCTCTCGTGAATATCCCCGATAAAAATTCTCTAAACTCATTGAATTTCTGCTTAACAAAATCCCACACTTCTTTCGCTTTCGTAGAAATTTTGTCCCAATTTTTCCAGAGTAGGATGCCTATTGCTATTGCCGCTGCAATTGCAATGGTAACTGGGCCGCCTAAAGCCGTTGTAACCAAGCTCAGCGCGCCAGCAACACTTTTTATGGAGCCTACAATATTAATAATTGTGGTAACCAAGCCTACTGCTTTAGTTACAAATTCCCCGATTTTCCATGCAGCGAAAAATGATCCTACAACAATTGCAATATTCTGTATAGTGGTTTGATGTTCCTGGCACCAGTCTGAAAACTTTTTCAGCAAATCTGTTATGGTTTTCATGACAGAAATAAAAAGACCACCTGTAAATTCGGCTAATGGCTGAAGGAAATTATCAAACAGCCAAGTACCAAGAGGCTTCAGAGCATCTATGACAGCATTCACAGCCCCAATTGCCGCGGCTAACATGTCTAAAAATGTAGGCACCGCAGTTTGGATTGTCCATCCTGCAATCGGTAATAATACATTATTCCAGAACCACTCCAGCCCCGCCCCTATGTTTGACGTGAGTGGCTCCAGCGCTTGCAACAGGCCGTGGATTGATGTAAGGAGAGGCGTGAAGTTTAGTTTTCCGGACCATTCTACAGTCGCTCCGGATATGTTTCGAATAGTGCCAAGGATTATATTAAACAGGTTGAATATGCTTTGGATAATTTTTGTACCAGTACTATTCTTCTCCCAGGCATCCTGCAGGCCGGAAGCAATATTACCGATTATCTTAAATATATTTTGGAAAATAACAAGCAAATTTGTCAGCATTAACTCCCCGGTTCCATTTGTCCACACTTTCAGAAAACTTCGCCCAATACTCTTAACAAGATCCCAGACACTGCTAAGAGCGTACTTCATGCTGGAAATTGTAGCCTTTCCTTCCCTGTCCCATGCCTGCTTAAATGGTTCAAAAATTTTGCTCATTATATCCTTGAATTTTTTAACCCAAGGTAACGTTGCAGCATCTAACGCAGCCATATTAGGGGGCTGAATCAAGACAGGTGCATTGCTGTCATCTGCACTTCCGGATCCATCTGAATCAGAATTGTCACTTAGTTTCTCGATTTTATCAAACCCTAAGATATCACGCTGCGCGGCCTTTGCTGCTTTGCCGGCTGCTGTTGCATCTCCGCCCGCCTTTTTCGCTGCGTTTCCATAGGCTCCCATAGCATCCTTTGCAGCTATAAGCGATTTTGTATTTTCAAAGCTTTGCTGGAATGATTTTCCAAACAGCAAACTAATAAAGCTAGCAACGTAGCTTGTTGCCGTAGCGATCGCGCTCATCAATGCATTGATAGCAGGTAAAATTGCATTATAGATTGGAGTAAAAGCAACCATAAGATTCGATTTTATCAAATTCAAAGAAGAAACAAACTGCTCATTAGTATTCAACGATGATATCAGGCTGGTCGTTAAGGCTTTTATGCCGCTTGCAATGCCCGGAAGAATAACCATCCATTTCATCATTTGCCCCAGGCTGTTCCCAATTCCACCACCGAAAGAATTGACATTAACACTGGCCTTTTTAGAATGCCGTCCAATGTTATTAAAACCCTGCCCGATACGGCTTAATAAAGACGGAGACTTCTTTCCTGCGGAATTAAATCTGCCCAATATTGAGGACATGCCAGACATTTTTGATGTTGCGGCTTTAATAGCATTTGCTGAAGCATTCTGTGCCTGGCTAAATTCACTAGCCTGTCTCTCCAATTTTTCATACTTTGCCCCAAGAGTATCCATCTTTCCAGTAAGGGAATTAATAGCAGATTCTTCATTCAGAATCTTGTTGTGGATGGTAGCCTTTACGTCTGGATTAAAGGCCCGGTTATATGACTCCCGTAGATCCTTTAATTTCTGTTTGTGGGATCTTATTTTGCTCTCAAGATTATCCATTGTTCGTTTTACAGTTTCCATCTCAGATGATACTCTGTCGATATTTAACGTAGGGGGCGCTCTGGGTGTAGCTGCAACAGGGATTTTAGTGGATGCCTTCTGTGCAACAGGCTCAGCACTCACAGGAGCCGTGGAAGGTGTTTTCAATTTAAATGTATTCAGAATACTACGCGCGAGATTTCTTGATTTCTGCCCAATATTGTTGATGGTATCCCCTGCAATTTTGCCTGTATCGCTGAAGGTCTTCTTAATCATATCGGTTGTATTCTTCATCATGCTTTGAGTGGTTTTATTGACATTACCCGTTGCCCTCTTCATTGTACCTTCAATTGTCTTTTCGACACTTTTCATTGCAGTATCGGTGCTCTTTCCTGTATTATTGAATACTTTCTTGACTGATTTATTTAGAGTCCTTCTTAAGCGATCCCCGATACTAGAGGATACTGAATTAATCTCATTTAGCAGATCCGATTTAACTTCCAGATCCAGACTGATTTTTCCAACGCTTTCTCCCATGTCCACTCCTCCCTTCCTATAATTTTACCCGAAGGTTTCAGCAAGCATATTTTGCAATATTGATACAGATTCTTCTTTTTCTTCGACCGTCATGTTTTCGGTGATTGGGTGCCTACTACGCCATGTATTTCTTATACTCATTTGTTCAGAGGTAAAACTCGCCAGCATATCTTTGTCTTCTTCTGCCCTGATTTTTACAATCATCCCCAATGGAGTATCTGGCATAATTCCGGTAAGCAGAGTGCAAAACTCTCCCCACTCCATTACCGCAATGTCATCTTCTCGTAACTTATACTGCAATGCAAATGATGATACGATCAGATCCCAGTCTTCGTACAGATCGTACCACTTATTTACGTTTCTTCCCCTTTTCCTGAAATCGGCCACCTTCCGCCATCTCCTCCACTTCTTCGAGGGATGAGTCTGCAAGGGCTGCCATAATAACATTGATTATCATGGTATATGCCGGCATTGTAAGCTCCTGCGCTTCTACATAGGCTGCAGCTTCTTCACCCAGTGCGATTACAATAATCTTTTTCAGGATTTCGAATTCTCCTAAGCTTTTATCATTCTGCAGTGCTTCGATCATCATTGCTGCAGGAGCAGTGTTGTTGATCTTAAATACATGTTCATCATCGATGGATACTGTTGGTTTCTGGTTCCTCTCTGCTAACTTTTTTGCGATATCGTATTGTCTTGCCATTACATTAATCCTCCTAATTACTATTCCGAAGCCGATGCCGGCGTATAAACTGGTTTGCCGTCACCCTGCATGGTAAATTCCAATGGTGCTACATTGGTGGAGTCACCTCCGCCTACATTAGTTACGTTAATAACACAATCAAACGACAACTTTGCACCGTCAGGAAATTCAATCTGGCCTTTTGTGGAACAGTCCAGTCCATCTTTCCATGCGGTATTTGCAACATAATCGTTCCCTTTATCGCCGACACACCTTTTGCCTTTCATTTCAATACTGAATTTCTTGCCGGTCATAAGGCCCCTGGCCCACCCAAAAGTTGTCATAGGCGTCCAATCTTCTACGCCTCCATCAATACTAATACCAAAACTCTCAAGATCTGAGATTTCAGCCATATCTTCTTCAGTGCTTGATTTCCCTTTTGTCCCAACTTTAAATTTTAAATTATAAACCGGGAATACTCCTGTAAATGCCATATTCATACCTTCCTTTCTATTTCTTATAGTAAATTATAAAATTAATGACATACTCATATACGCCTTTATCATCTGTCCCAATACCAACCGGTTCAGAAGTCCTCATATCGAACTTAACAACCTCTTTTCCAGCAATTTTGCCTGATTGCCCAAATAATGCATTAAATACCTCCTGTGCTTTCTCTTCCGCTGGAGTGCAATATTTCCCCCAATGCACCAATACTGAAACTGCTTTGGTGCCATAGGATGACATACCCAGCCCCCCGATTGGGATAACTGGTACGGGCCCCTGGGTAGGATAGACTGTTATGCTATTCTCTTTCGCTTCATCCCTTTTCCCAACATACCAGTTAGGGCAATCTATTTTTGATTTCAAAAAATCTTTCACTTCTGCCAGTGTCATGTAATTAGCCCACCTCCCAGCTGTTTCAGGAACTTACCATAGGTATCTTTCACAAATTCTTTCTTCGGACCGTCTATGTATGTCTGCATCCATAGGCCACCTGCATATTGGTTCTTATCATGCCGAAAGCCATATTCAGGATGCCAGTAAAGCCGGCGCGCATAAGGCGTATCAAAAATTATATGTGCCACCATTGATTTCACATCAGTCTCTACAAAACCGCTTCTTTCGAGTTCCCCGTTATTTTTGGGGATAGTTTGGCTCTGTTGTGCATCAGTGAGGACTGCCTGCACGGTTAACTCAAACGCCCGCTGGCTGGCTTCCTGTAACTTTCTGATGCGATCCGGGTATAGTTTTATGTATACTTTCACACCCATCAAACCAGCCTCAATTCCGTATAGTTTACAGAACCGTCTGGGTTACGTGCTTTGATCCCTTGGAATATCTGTCGTTCCACCCCAAAAACTGTGGCCTGTCCGCCGCTTAGCGAAGGGAGGTCAGGGGCGATGTCACCAGGGAACATTGCCACGCCAGAAAGCTGCACTTGCTTCCCCTCTGCCGTCAGGACTGTCTTCGCAGTATCTTGGTAATTACACAAGAGATCGGATTCAAAAGCCAATAACGGGCCCCCGTCTTCGCTAACGCCTTCCTGTTCTATCCGAACATGGATATGCGTAGTACATAATTGTTTCATAACTAAACATGGATACTTCATAGACTCACCTCGCTAACCGGCAGCACAATCCGGTCTGGCACAACTGCTCATATACATCACGCCGCATAGGGATCCCCTTTTGGGTTGTCACATTCCAGCTCTCCCCAAACTGCATGGACACCCCGTTAATGGAGTAATCCTGCAGGATCATGTCAAATATTTCGCGATTCTGATACTCAAAATCCGCCTGCATACAGCAGACTTCCTGAATATTTCCCCGCTGGAATGGAGTTAGATCAGAAAATCCCCGGCCCACAATCCGGTTGTAAGTCAGGGAATCAATGTGCCTGCTTGCCTGTTTAAGCATCTTTTCAAGATCTTCAGCCGGAACTATGCTGCCCTTGTATACTTCTGCATAATACGCAGTATCTGCATATGGTTCATAAGCCATGTTACTCACTCGCTTTCTTGGTTCCCGCCTTCTTAGGCGGTTCAGCCTCCATCACGTCGTGCACTTCTTCGGATGCCGCAGTATCCGTGGTAGATTCGAGATCTGCAACCCTCTTCCGCAGCACTTCAATCTCTGTAATGGCTCTCATGTGTTCGTCATATGGCACGGTTTTTCCTCGCCCATAAGCAACCACTTCCCCTAACTCGTTTAGAATGTCAAAACCGGCATCCTGATATCTCTTTTGCTGTGAGCCATCAATCATGTACTCCTTGTTTCCTTTTGTTGCCCTCATACTGATCCTCCTCTACGCACCGGCTGCTTCTACGTTCATTGCACAGCCTTCGATTTTTTTCTCCAGTAGGAACAGATCACCATAATTACGGTTCTGGTACAAATAGCCGTCTGCCGTGCGGCTGTCAGTTCCCGGCGTGAACAGTTTGATATAGCTGTATTTGTCGCGGCATACTACACAGGAGTTATGGATCAGGATCCAGTTAATCTGCTTCGCGTCGGATGCAGCCACGCAACCGGTTGTAAAATCATACTTTGTCTTCATTCTTGCAGCTGGCACCATCTTAATAGTCACATCATCCAGGCTGTGCACCTTTCGATTGATTGTGGATGGAGAAGTGACTGTCATAACCCGCTGAAGCCCCTCTGCTTCCTTCACGATCTTATTTATTGTCGGAGTCACGTACAGCACCCTGCCCTCTTCTGGTACGGCTGCTTCATCCATACGGGACATTTCTTCATCAAACGCCTCCAGGAAGTTTGCCACCGTGATTACAGTCGTATCAATCCGGCCAGAGTATGTCGTAAGCTCTGCATGGAGTTTTGAGAACCGGTAAGAGTCCTTTTCCGGGATCGCCTGCTCTGTCTCAAAAGTATTCTGGATGTTTGCCACGGACAATGTGAGGTTAGTCTCGTCAATATCCATAGGATCGATCCAGAACTCCACGTCTCTGTCATGTTCCAGTTTCTTAGCCTCCCAGTCGTTGCTCAGGGTACCGGCATTAAATCCAGGCGTCCTGGTATGGTCCTTATATCCAGTTACTGCCATTCTTGGCAATTTAATGGTCTGAGCGTTGATAAATTTCACGCTCTGGTTACTCTGAGTCAATGCATCAGAGCACAACTCTTTTGCATATTTCTGCTGCAGGAGCTGTGTAAACGTTGTTGCATAATCATATACTGCCATGTATTAATTCCTCTCTTTCTTATAATCCGAATGCCTTTTTTAAGGCATCATCTGTTGTCTGTTGTTGGCTAGATCCGCCGGATGCACCCACCTGTACGAAACCTGCCTGACCAGCTGGCGCCGGTTTCAACGCTGGTACATCTTCCAGAACCTTGTTTAAGGCCGTTTTTAATGCTTCATCGTTGATTTCCCCATCCTCACCCATAACCTGGCTTAAATCAGCCATTTTAAGGACATATGGGATAGTCTTTGCGTCAATCCCAAGACCAACCGCTGCTATAGTGGCCGCTGCCTGAATCTGCGCCTGCTGCGTAGCTGCCTGGGCCTGTGCGGCCTGTGTCTGCAATGCACCTACGTCTGGCTGGTTTGCCGCCTGCTGCTGTTTATACGTTGCTATTGCTTGATCCATCTGCTCTTTTGACAGGCCCTGCTGCTTTAAGTAGCCTCTCAATGCGCTATCTTCCGCTACTGACTGTTTCCCCTGCACAATCTGAGCCAGTTTTTCATAGTCGATAGCTAATTCCTGTGTCTGCTGTGCTGGTGGCGTTTGTGTCTGCTGTTGCCCACCTGCTGGCGGCTCTGTACCTCCTGCCGGTTCTGCAAAATGCTGTAAATCAAGCTTCATTAAATTTTTCATTCCTTGTTTCTCCTTTCGAACAGTTTTAAGAGTGTCTCTCTATTACAGTTTTTCATGTGCTGTCTGCACGGACAGTTGTTTACCCGGTGTCTCCGCGTAGTTTAAGGTCTTCGGACACAAAAATAAGACGCATTACCCTGCGCCTCAAAGGGAGATATCTGGATCACCTCCTAAAAAAGAGTATAAAAATACCAGAGCTTTATAGCCCTGGTGTGATATCTTTAATGCCTTTTGCCAAATTAGCTGCTTTTTTCATAAAAGTGTTCTCTTCCAGATATTCCAAGCCTTTTATTGTGATTTCTGGACGTGTCAAACATACTCTTGGATATCCGCAATCCATACTATTCCAAACTTCTATACCTGTTACATATCCTTCCGCAACCAGAAGCGCCATTATTCTGCACCACCGCGCTTCCGATAACTCTAGTCGTTCTTTGGATATGCTGGACATATCAAATTCATCTAAATCCATTGACTTTTCAAGTATTTTTAATATTTTGTAAATGGTCTTAAAATTGTCCATATTCCCTCCCAATTAATACCATCGGCCATTTTCTGACTGGTGGTATCATGATGCCCTACAAACCTTTTCCGGTATTTTCCCTTCTTCAATTATTCTGGCCAGTTTGCTGTGCGCCAGAAGAGTATTACTGTTTCCCATTGCGGATTCTTTTATGATTTCGTATTCCTGCCTGGGACGTTGCAAGGATAACTTTATCTTACCATCCAGGCTTTCCATCTTCTCTCCGTATTCGTATACTACAAAATTATCAGTCTTTTCCAATAAGCTCATGCAGATTATCGGCCTCGCCATATTCTCCTGCCTCCTTTTCTAACACTGTATTCCAGTCGTGCTTTAGTGTTGCCCTATCGTGTGCTTCCCTATAAGTTAGATTATACTTCTTTTCAATTATGCTTTCAAGATATTCGTGCTTCAAAAGCAAGATATCCCTATCCAGATAATCCCCATTTATCAGCCTCTGCCACGCTACCGCCATGTTATAATCCGCATCAAACCGCCGTGTGCCATCATCTAAAATGTGCTTATCGGAGAATACATGCTGCTTTATACGTGCCACACTATGTTCTGTCCAGCCTACATTCTTAGCAATGGAGCTGATATCATCATTTGTTGTCCGCGTAAATTTATAATAGCTTTCAGCCTCATCATCCCTGCGAAGGTTCCATTCTGCTGTTCCACGGTCAAATTTTCCGCCAGCAGCCTTGAACGATTTCGGATTATCCGGAATGCCTCTGGTCTTCTCCCGGCTATAGTCACGTCTTAACTTTGGATGCCGGTTAAGATGTACCCTGAGTTCTTCCTGATACCGCCGTACTTGTTTGTTTGCATAGCTTAAATTCTCCGGATCACAAGAGCCTTCTTCCTTCCGTTTCCATTTCCGGATCTTTCGTTCAAGCTCCCGTTGTTTCTGCTCTGCGTTATAAGTATTTATCGCCTCCGCTGTATCCGGTACTTCCGGTAGTTGTGTAATTCCGGGGAAGTATGTTGAAATAGTATGTCTACAGTTCGGATGAAGCAGGCCCGCCCGCATTGCTTCTGACAGGAGCGGATATCCAAGGCTCTCAGCCTCTTCTCTAGTCCCGCTGCTGAATATGTCATCAATCAACACTTTACCTTGCCAGGGGGCACATAAAGGGCATGTATTGGCATGTGCGGATACCACAACTGTATGTATGCCCCACTCATCCCGTTTTTTTCCTTCACCTAAAAGCATTGCTCGGTGTGAGGCCGTCCTAAGCGCCATCTCTGCATAACTGGCAATATTCATTCGGCGTCCATTCTTGTATTCTATGCAGTCAATCCCTTTTTCCAAGAACTGCTTTGTCGCAAGGTCAATCGCCTGGTCAAGTGTTTTTGCCCCTGCGGCCATCTGGAATTGGGCATTATATACCGTTTTTCGGTACACATCATCCATACGTCGTAAAACGGCATGCTGGGCTTTTTTCAGATCACGGCTTACTGTTTCCTGCATAGCTTGCAACTTTCTGTCGTTCACTCCAAAAAAGTCCTTTTCACGCGGTGGCGGAGTCGAAAGTTTATGGTGTGAAATACTCTGAGGGAATCGAACCCGTTTCCTTTTGAAAAATATGGACTTTATTTTGTCCCAGATGCGGCTGAACAGATTCTGCCCTTTTTGATAGTTTTCCTCCAGGGCTTCATTCACCACTCGCTCTATCTCTGGGCTAATTTCTTTGACAGTCTTCTCATTTTCTTTCCGGTACCTCTGCAGGTTCCGCAGTTTTGCACGTTGCCACATCTCCCAGCGGAAACCTTCTTCTTCCTCTTCTCGCTCATGGCCTTTAAGATTCCGTCGCAGGCTGCGAACAACATCAAGCTCCATTTCTTCAAAGATACGCCGGAGATTATATGCATCATCTTTCCGATTTAGCTTTGCCATACCTAATCACCTGCTTTCGACGTCCCCTCTGCGGGTTCTTCAAGTGGCCCCTGCGCCAGGCCATCCATCCCCGCAACACTGGGTTCGTCTATTTCCAAAAGCCCCTGCTCAGCTTTCAACCTTTTGATCTCCTCCTGCTTGCAACGTTCGTCCAACGAATCCCCATAAAGTTCCTCTACACACCGCTCAATACTCATGATACCCTGAGTCTTTGCCTTGCCTATGGTTTCCACCTGGCTTTCAAAGGATGGGTTGGCATACTCTCCAAATGGTATGTTGACCTCAACCTCTTCTATCGGCTTTTTGAGCAGGATGTTATAGGCATTGATGCATGTTGATACCAGTTCCGGCAATGTTTCCTGTAATGCTTCGATAATAGCATTCCGCGTGTAAAGGGTAGCTTTCTCCTTTTCCCGCTGCGCCTCAGCATTATCCAGCTTTTTCACATCAATTCCAAGAGTGGACGGACTGATTACGCCTTGTAAGCATAAGTCAAGCGCTGTCACGTAGCTTGCCAGATAGCTGTCGTGTGGTATGTCTGGCTGAGCAGTTTCGATGACATTTTTCTGCCCTTCCCGCATGTCTCCATTAGCAGCAAAATATCTGTTGTCGAACGGATTGGGACGTATAACCTTCCCAGTTTCTGGATCATGTGGCACCAAGCAGTCTGGTATATAGGTCTTTGCCCTGCCTGCCCTGAGTGCGTCCATCCACTGCGACCATGCCTCGTCAAAGGCGTCGAAGCTATCTAACTTGCCATCAAAAATAGAGCCCCCACGACCCTCATATTTCGTATTTTCATAAATTTGGAGTGGCACCGCCAAGATCACCGACTTATCAAACGTTACGTCCTTGATGTTTTTTGTTTCATCAATATCTGTCAGCGGAACCTCATTTTCGCCGCGATACAGATGGTTATTTATATACCCGTATCCGTAATGCTCGTGTAGAACATATTGCTGTGTATTGACAGTATATGCGGTCTTAAACACCACTTCTTTTAAGCGGCTCCTGTGCTGCACAAGCTCTATCTTCTCCCCTGGGTACCATTCAAGAAGAGGATACTGGCTGATGCCCGTATCAATTGTGATCTTGTAGGCCCCGTCTCCAATGTACAGTACTTCTTTCAGGGACTTCTCAAACTTCTTTCGGAATTTATTGTCTTTTTCAATCTCTTCCCAAAGTTGTTTGTGCGTGTCCATCTCAAATTCAAAGTCGTTCATGTCAGCTACGACAATGCTGTTGAGCGTCCGCACGATCAGTCCAGGTAAGCCTGTGTGGATCTTACGCATATCCATGCCTGGACTGCACCGGCTCGCCCAGAATTTTGTTTTATCCACATACTCTGGATTCTGCTGGTACATTTGTTCCAGCTCATTTCCGTCACCACGGTACCAGATCCGGTTTCGGATTGCGGACAGTTCAAAGTCCATCACCTCATTGATCTGTATGGCATAAGGCTGTGCTGGCTGTACTTGTAACCAACTTCGCAATCCTTTCTTGATATTGTCACTCAACTTCTGTGTCCACCTCATTTCTCATCCTCCTCGAATCCAATCATCTGCCGATATGGTATCCATCCATATTGGTTGGCATTAATTGTATGGTCGTTGCGGTCCTCCGGAATATCCTTATCCTCATCCCAGCTGTACCGGTCAAGCTCTCCCAGATGCTCTGTACAGGTATCTACTACCAGATAACACCCCTGTTGAATCCAGCCAAGTTGTAGCTTGATGCGGTCGATAATCTCCACTTTTTTGTATGACTCTATAAAATTGTACATGCAACCATGCAGGCGCTTGTACTTACGTAGCTCCGTAATCGTCGCTGCATCTGCGCAGTCAACAAATGTATCTTTCGCAAATCCCCAATCTTTGCGGCACTGCTCCAGGAAGGACACGAATTTAACCGCCGTATCGGAAGGTGCCAGCGGTTGATCCAGATCAGCATTGCTGTATGTCTTCTCTGCCAACGTGATCAGCTTACGATCTTCCGTGATGCCTTGGAATATCATGGCAATCGTATCCGGAGACTTGCTGGAATATGATGTATCCAGGCCGACCGTAAATTTCTTGAATTGTATCTTCCCCGCTTTAACCTGCTGTTTCACCCATGCAACGGTTACTACATGTTTTGCCCGGTCAAAGTTCGGGAAGATCAGGCCCGTTGCTTTTCCACGCAGGCCCTTTATCTTATTTTTCCAGATCTTTGTGCCAGGTGGCGTGTTCTGGATGATCCGCTCCAGCTTTTCTTTTGGAAGTCCCAGGTTGTGGGCAAAAGAAAAGAACCAATGAACCCAGCCGGGTTTTGGTTCCTCTTTCAATTCATCTCTAATTTCCTGCGGCGTCTCGTCCTCCCATTCGGGAAGCGGACGGGAACAGTTGATATACTCCTTGTACACATCCAGATTCGGATCATCCGGGTTAAGGGTAGCCATCAAGTAATCGCTACGCATGGCCGACTCACGAACAAATTCAATATCCGCCGTGTTAATCTCATCAATGTACAGGCATCCGTATTGGCCTCCCAGGGCATCCTTCCATTTCCGCTTGTTGCCGTAGCCCACAACAAAGATGATCTTATCGCCGCTGGATGTATGATACAGCAGGTGAGGCATTTTATATTCACCGGAACCGTTGCCCTTATACTCCACCAGCACGCCAAAATCGTCCAAAATCCCAAGATCTTTTTGGATGATATTCTTCTCAGCAGCTCCTGTGTCATCTGCGGCCAGAATATGCAGCTTCTTAGGACTTTCGGCTACTTTGAGCATAAACTTGAACAAGCCAACTGTTGTCTTGCCGGCAGCCGTTGTTAAGTTCCCTCAAGAAATTCAACCAATGCATCACATCTTAGGAATGCCTTGTATTTCTCCGATAGTAATAATCTTTCTGAACTCATGAGGATGTACCACCTCCCTCATAAGCCCATTTAAAACCGTAAGCACTTTTGCATTTTCCTCTGGCACATCTACTGATAAGCCTGTCTTTATTTTTATTTTCCCCAAATAAAAAACGGGCAGCTTCATAACAGTTTTTAAACCTGTTTAGAATCCGTCCATCTTTGTCTATTTGCAATACCTCTTTTGTCAATCCTAGTTCTGTATTTATTTTTTGCATTTTCCTTCGATATTCTGTTGTTTGGTGTGACTTCCTGTTTTTCTCATAAGCAAGTCTGTGCATTTTCTGATAGTCAGGGCACAACAGCCCATTTTTTATTGCGTGAGAAATATTTTCACTTGCAGTGCACCATTCCAAATTACTCACATCGTTATTATGTTTATTTCCATCGATGTGATTAACATAAGCCTTACCAGGCACAACAGGGATAAAAGCCTCAGCAACCAATCTGTGGATAGCCCGCGTTTTAGGTTTTTCATACGGCTCATCACCTTTCCGCAGATTTACGCGCATATACCCATTCGTAGCTTCTCGCTGGCTAAGGACTATTCCACTCATATTGTTTATGACCGTTCCATCCTTGCTCACAGAGTATCGTTCAAATCCCTTTATCGTTCTAAATTCTTTCATAGATGTTATCCTCCATCTTTCTTCACTCATTACCCATCACCGCCGCGCATCTGTTGCAGGAGATCATCCAGTTTTGTCTTCTCGGTATCAAGTGTTCCAGACAGCTCTACCTTATCTTTGAACATTCCCATATGCTTGCCGAGCAGTTCTAATGCTTTCAGTTTATCTGCCATTTTGATTTCACGTTCCAGACCATCATCACCAAAGGTCTTGACTTTAACTGACTGTATGGCTGCAGTATCCTCCGGAAGAGCGTCTTCTTTGACCGTGGCCGTTTCAGGGTCTATTACATCTACAGCATTCACGAAGGCGATCTTAGCCAGCTCCTGTACAACCCGGTCAGCATTGACTCCTGTACGCTTAGACCGTTCGGCCATTTCCCTGTCTATGCACGCGCGAATGTTAGGTTTTGTTAAGTTCTCACACCCAATCTCTTTTGCTGTATCTGGGCTGTATCCTGCCCTTATGGCTGCCTGAGTGGCATTTAGGTCTATCAGGTATTCTTCTACAAATAGTTTTTGTTTTTTTGTCATTCAGGCTCACCTCTCTTTCTTTTCTGAGATACAGGCCGTCACTACACGGCGGCCCGCACTGTTGCGGTTCTTTACGACACATTGTGATGCCCAATGTTTACTAAGTTGAACAATGACTTTGTTGAAATTATTGTTATTAGTTACTGACCGGCGAACAACCGCAACAAAAACACCGGTAATGGGAGATCCCGGAATCGAACCGGGACGCAGGACGCTATCCTGCACATCTGCCATTGATGATATACTCCACTATCTTGTCCAGCTACCTCGCAAAACTGGACGGCCAATGCTTTCTCACCCGTAGGCTTTCCCCTTTGCCTTATCGGTTCACAGCCGGCATTGGCACTGGTATTTTAAGGGAAATCGTGGCAAGGTTTTTATGATTGCAATAAGCCGGACACGCGTAGTCCATTTAAGGCCGCTCTGCAGGCAACACTTACTGCCTTCATATTTTGGAGCCGCAATAAGCCGGATGTGCACCAATCCATTTAAGGCCCGGATACCAGGCAACACTTATTGCCGTCATTCTTGGAGCCGCAATATAATCCCGGCGTCCCGCTGCACATCGGATCTCCGATGCCGTCCCCCTCTATCAGAGGCAGATTATATCGTCTTATGCTCCGAATAGGGACAACCGGAATCGAACCGGTGGCACACTGGATATAAGCCAGTTGCTCTGGCCGCTGAGCTATGTCCCATTATATACAAAAGACTCCCCGCTATATAACGGAGAGCCTTTCAGCCATAATATGTATGGCTATCTCAAGGAGGATACTTATTAATGCCCCAAGGGCTATGTCTTCTATCCTGCCGGTAAACGGCTGTGTCTTGAGAAAACACCACCGAACAATTGATCCAATCGTTCTAGAATAATTATATCATACTTACCGTGTGCAATTCTATGCAATTTTGAAATTTTTCAAAGATTTTGCATGTATCTGATGAATCCTTCTCCAGCTTAATCCCATAATACCGCAAATAATTTCCCAGCTCTCCCCAAGCAGATACCGGTATGTAAGAATCTCCTGCTCACGTTCGTCTTCCACTAACTTGATTTTGTGGTATATCTCCGTATACTTCTCGATAGCATTTAGGCGGTCTCGTTCTAATTCCTCCATAAGCTCATCCATCTTAACAGCATAACCAGACATGTCGGTTATATTGGATCCGTGTGGCATATCATCATACTTTACAGACGGACACATCTCATTAAGTCTAAGCTGTTGTATCTGGTCTAGAGTCATCTTCTCTTTTCTTTTTGC